AGAGGTATTTGAGGGCATCTCGGTGAATATTGAGAACATCGAAACTGGTGTAGATGCACCACCGAGATAAAAAGGTAGATTGGTAATACTACCTTCTTCAGAAATCCTCATAAGGAATAATCTTACATTTCTTATGAGGTAATCTCTTTGGGCTATAAAACCAACCGAATATTCATCAGTCGCATCTAACCAGCCTGTATGTGTTCCAAAAGACTGTATTGGTTGGTGCATGTCCCAAATAGGTCGGCTCCATGTACCGGTCCAATCATGAGCTAATGTACCTCCCGATGGGATGGGAGTACCATCCATTTGAAATGTAGTAAAATCCGCACTAGGATTATGGAGACTCCCCATCCCAACCATCTCATATCCTAGGAGAGCCAACCAGTATCCAGGAGTGAATGATCCAGTCGGGATAGTTATGAGATTCTCACTATACGTGTCACCATAAGTAACACTACCTTGTGCGGCGGTACCATAAATTTCTTCGTAGATGTAGTCGATTTGTGGTCTAGACATTATGGGTGATAAATTCTTAAACTGGTGATTTCGACAGTGCCTGGAAAAGTCCAATCTACTGTGTTGAATTCTATATCTGCACCGCTACCTGTTATCCCACATGTACCATCCATGATAGCATTATCGTCGCGATCTACTATCCTAAACCACGTTACTGTTCCTGTGGCCCATGTTGCAAATGATCCTATAGCGTTGGCTGTTGATGAGCCACCAGAAGCATCTTGGAATGCTGGGTTTACTAATTGTTTTTGAGCTAGGAATGTACCTGTTGGTGCATTATCTGGACTTGCCGGTCTTGTTCCTGTATAGAATTTAATATGTCCGCCTACGACAGATATAGTACCTTGGTCAACTAGATCGACCAAGGTATCGATCATTATGTTTTTCAGTGCTTCAGCGACGGTTGTTGTCATGGTGCATAAACGCTAATAAAGAAACTGGTAAGAGTACTTCGGGTTGGAGCACCAATGCTTCCATTAAATACTATACTATCAAATTCTAGATCTGCTCCGCTACCTAGAACACCTACACTACCATCTATTAAGGCCACTCCTAATGCAGTTTCTCTATTAGTCATCCTAAACCATACTGCTGTCCCCGATTGTGAGTTTTCGTCCTCATAAGGAGGACCATAGGATGGATCATTACTTTGTGCAACACCACCTACTGCTGGGTCAAATCCTGGACTATTACCTAGGGCAAAGCTAGCTACACCAACTGTACCACCAGCTGGAGAATTATCTGGGCTGGCTGGTCTAGTTCCGGTATAAACAGTTATGACAGCTCCTGGATATGGCCCAAAACTACCGGCAGTTAATTTGGCTGTTACAGCATCACATACTGCGTTTCTGGCGGCTGTTGATAGTTTTAGAGACATAATTTATGTTCCTTATCATTAGATTTGCTGCTATTTTAATCGTGGCAAAGATAATTTGAATACTAAAGCAGTATTGGAGAATACAAATGACTGCAACTGTTGCAATAAAACGGTGGACCGGAGTAGCTGGTGGGCCGACAAAGACGACTATCGATGCTGCCGGTGCTGGGAATACCGTCGTAAATGCCAGCGACTCGCATCAGACAACAGCTGCTGGAAGTTCAAATCCGATCAAGATCCCAACTGTTGCTGGTACGAATCGTAGTTTTTGGTGTTGTACCAGGTTATCTGCTTCTGTAGCACCGACTGGTACTATTAATAACCTGCGATGGTATACTGACGGAACCAATAGTCTTGACCCAGGCGGTGACCCCAATGCGATTTATTGTAAGGTTGCTAGAGCTGACAAAGATCATGCCACACCATATGTTCAGGCTACTGGAACGACCGGTACTAGTGGTACGCTACTGAGTAAGGGTAATTATGCAGCCTTGCTAACGAACCCAGTCACAGCATTTACACATACCAGTGGTAGTCCACTAAGTGTTGATGGCTCTCAGACCAGCACCGGCGATTTTGGAGACTTTGTTGTATACCAATTCGAGGTAAACAACCCTGGTGCATCGGCAGGTACGACGAACAAAGAAACATTCACTTGGCTTTATGATGAAACATAGCCATATTGGAGACTGACGATGGCTAAAATAAAAAAGGGTACCAAATGTTGGGTGATGATCCCTAGATTCGCTAGGGCACTTATGCCACCCCAGAAAGCAACAATAATTGCTTTAACGGATAATCCCGTATGCCAAGTAGGTGTGGAATTCGAGAAAGATGGTGTGGGCTCCCATGACTGTGGCGGCCGTGCCAAATCCAAGAATTGTCTATGGGTGCGTGCAAAGAACTTGATGAATAAGAAACAAGTGGCATCCTACGAAGAAGAACTCGAGGCGACGAAGAAAAACCTCGAAAATAGGACAAAAGACGTCGACGAAATCGAAGTAGAAGTCGACATCTAAAATATTACGACCCCAGAAAGTACGTCCTTTCTGGGGTCGCTGTATATAAATCGGGAGATAAATTATGCCACGCCAAGTAAAAATCGATAGGTGGACAGCCGAATTACCATTCAGTGCTGAACAAGTGAAAGAAGGAGATAGCGACGGTGAGCCTAAATGCTTAGAAATAAATGAAGCAGCAGAATTGGGTGAAACACATCCAATGAACCTGAACTTTGATAAACAAGGCATCCATACATTCTCACCCAGTCCTAAACCGGATGCCGTGAATATGACACCAAGCGATAAAATAAGATGGATAGCTCATTACGCTGATGGTTCAACCTTTAAACAATATGATGAAGAAGGAAATAGTCGTTCCTGTGAATTAGTAAGCAGAGAGAATTTGAGAGGATTCTCACTGACTACGAAAGCTGGTAGAGTCCTATTCCATCAAGACTTAGTGCCTGGAATGCGATTCTTTTACAGACGTCGCACTGCCATGGAGCAAGGCAGTACTATTAAGATAGTACATCTAATAGGATATGAAATAGGATTTGGTGTTTTACCGTGGCCAGTAAGGAATATTACATTTGTATATGAGGATGCATTTAGGGTTGTAAATAGTAATTTCGTGTATGACCCGGATCCTCACAGCAAGCATCCGTGGCGGCACAATATAAAGTCTGTAGAGGCAGATAGAATAGTAATTACTTAGATCTGGTGATACGGACAATCTGGATCTGGCATAGGCTTTTCATTATGGATTGGGCAGTGCTCGCTGAATAATCCGTTGTCTGGATCAGCACAATCACATTCTATTGGGCAGATGCATGCCGGTGATTTTGGATTAGGGTTTTGTATATCTGTCGCACATATCTCTGCAATTATTTCGAAGATATCTAGTAAATTTTTATTACCCTCGATATGGGTGCGCCATATATTCTTGGGAATTCTAATATCCCATGTTCCGTCTTTTTGTAATTGAGATATTTTTAATGCATGTATATCCAACCAATCCTTGAGGCTTCCTCTATAATCTGATGGCTGTGCACCACCGCTCACCTTGATGCTTTCCAATTCTTCATCGTAGATGATTATGATATTAATCATGTTTTTTCTTCATACAAAAATATTAATGGAGGATACTTATCATGGCCAGGTGGACACCATTTACTGTACACATTCGAATTGAGCCACAATGGGGTTCAGGACTCCTGAAATCCAAGAGAATGGAAATGTGGCGAGATATGCAAAAAATCGGTGCATTAGCGTATGATGCGATTGCTACCGAAAGCAGCTTTCAATTAGCAACTCCTGGAGGTGGCCAAGGTCATCTCCGTGGCGGTCAAAGTGGTGGTAGCTGGAGTGGATACCGCCATGGTATGTCCGTCAAGCCACGTATTGGTCAAAATCCTGCGCAATTGATGATAACAGGATTCTTCGAGTCTGGTTTGGATAACAATCAGCAGCACCCAGATAAGACCGTATTCCATGGTGGTGAAATACGGACTGGTGCTGGAGGGGCGGCTGCCCATTTGCAGAATCCATCGAGTGAGAATCGGTATGAAGAATCTGTAATTAAGACTCTCCTGGAAGATGCACTCGATGCTGGTCTACCATCTGGCGTTACGTATCGTATCTTCAGGTTAGAAGTCGCTGGGGTGGTATACGGCGACAAAGGTTATCACATGTCCAAGACCTAGGTACGTTATGGAAATTGCTAAAGAGGATCTCCAATACATCAGACAGTATATCGCAGAGAAACACGGACAGGAATTAACGCCACAAGAAGTTCTTGATGTTTTGAATGAGGTCGAGAACGTCGGAGTAACTGACGAAGAAGGCTTGGTTGCAGAATTACGACGATTAAGACGTGAGAAATGATGTGTATAGATCATCAAGTCATAAATTGTGTGAGATTAATAGATCAAAACCAAAAGGTATAAATTTACTGCCGTTTGAAGGCTTTGACCAACATTTCTTTGATACATTACTCCTTGAAGATCAGATTGATTATTTGAGTAAAAAGTATCCAGAGGTGGATACCGATCTTATCCAACAAGCTATCGATCTGGATAGAAAGAACGCTGAGAAACTCGTTCTAGGTCTGAATCAAGGTGTCATCGACAAGATTGACCAAGACTCTCTAGCAGCTGTAGCAGAACTAGATCCCTTTAAGAAGAGGGAGAAGAGCGAAGCAGAATTGAAGTATGCTGCTGAGGTGAGGAGAGCGAAGGAAGTACACCCCAAGTACTGGCAATGGATTATGAGGATCCAGAAAGAGGATCCTGACGCAGTATTTGATGAGGGATTGTTTCATTATATTGAGGGTGAAGGCCTTACCGACGATCAATTAAAAGAGATGTCATTACAGGATGTGCAGGCGGCATCCCATCAATGGCATGAACAACAATTTGCTAATCAGAAAGTAGGAGGGGAATACGTACGAGGACCTGAACAAGCGGTGCATAAATCTGGTCCATTCTTCTGGATATCAGTTAAAAAAGACGATGCACGCATCGAGGGTGTGAAGATGCAGAATTGCATCGGCAAGTACTGTAATCCAGGTGATACTACTAAGATATTTAGCATGCGGAATAGATATAATAATCCGCATGTTAGTATGTCAATCACAAAAAATGCCGGTTCTGGCAAGTGGGCAGTTAATGAAATTAAAGGTAAGCAGAATAGAGCACCAATTGAGAAATATCATGAACCTATAATGGATTTTGTTAGGACTCTTATACGTAAGAAGGGAATAGAGATAACCAATCATTCCGATTTCTGGCGTCTTGAGATACCATTAGATGATTTTATAACATCATACCAAGGTGATATTACAGAAAATGCTCATTTGCTTGGTAAGCTCAATGATGAGAACTTGAATGCTATTATCAGTAAACAAGGTATGAGGCATGCTGATGAGAAAATTGTAAAGAGATTAACCGAAGATACGGTACTTGCTCTTTTACATAATAATCCTGCCGCCAAACAACAACAAGGCCATTACTATGGAAAACAAGGAGCCTGGTGGCTCTGGGACGCTGGTGAATTTGTTACTTTGGCTATAAAATATCGCAAGATATCGGAGGAAAAAGCATTGCAACTTGCTGAAGAAGGTAAATTGCCGCGTACAGCCCTATTGACTATACATGCAGCATACCATCCTGAGGACTTTATAGACGATATATCGAAGATCGATGTAGAGGATCTTGCCGCAGCTTTTAGAAATTATAAACACGCTATTGGGGCATTCCCTGGTAGGCATGATAGATTCGCAGATATAGTCGATGAAATGATGGCAAAGGGCGCATTAAGTAATGATATTGCTCCAGTAATGTTTGGGAATGTCCCGTTGGATCATATGACAAGGTTATTGCGATCCGCTGTTGAGAGCGAGGCTGGGAGTAATACGATTAATTTAATACTTACTTCGCTTACAGGTGAACTTGTTGAAGGAGATTTTGAGAGTAAGGTTGCTATACTAAGTCTTTTGCCGCCAGATTTTAGTATAGAATCCGCAGTGGCTGATGCAATAGTTTACAGCACTGAATTTGAGAATCTGTCTCAATTATATAGAATAGGTAATAAATCTATTAATGCAAAGCTGAAACACATGATGGCTGGAATAAGAGAGATAACGGCTAAAGAAGGAGAAATAACTTATCCGACTTTGAAGGGAACTTCTGCTAAGCTAGCCGCTGACACAGCTGAAGTACTGGAGATCGATGATCCAGCTGAACTACGAGAACTTAGAATCATGACTAAGTCACGTGGTGTTAAGAAGCTTATCGACCGGAAATTAGCAAGATTACAGAGGTTGGAAGATGCTACGGCTACCGTTTGAGCATCAATTGAATTTAATCCTCGAAGCTCAGTTTAGCGACGAGGAAAAACGAATGCTCGATGATATCATCGATCAGCTAGAGGACTATCGAGAAGCTGATTTCGGTACGTTACCTGGTGGAGTTTGTGCTGGTTCTCATTATCTTCAAAAAATGCGTTATGCTCTTGATAGTTTAAGAAATTATGGCAGAACAGCAACTCAGATCGAAGCAGACAGAAGAAGACAACAAGAATCCGATTTGGAAGCAGCACGATATAGGTCATCGATTGATAAGATAAAAGAATTATGTAAGCGTGTTGAAACTAGATTCCCAAGATTCTTCCAAGCCCTTACAGATCGATTTCAATTTGTACAACCTAATGGTAAACTAGTTAGCTATGAATATGAAAAAGCTATAACATCCGAGACATTAGCGGGGTTAGTAAGATTTTTTAGAAGACCTGAATATCAAGAACTTGCTGCTAAAGTCCAAGAATTACGTGATTTTGGGTTTAATATTTTCGGGAAATTATTGAATACTGATGGTGGAAAGTTCCGAACGAGATACTCATATATCACAGGTGTGACCCTAGCATATGATGGTCCTTGGCTAAGATTGGAACGACCCGCTACTGGCAGTATGACTAGACCAAGAGTTGCGAAGATTAAAGAAGTGGAAGAAGCTGGTGGGGCTGATATACATATTGCTTGTTTGGGTGAGAAGGATTATTCGTATAGTGGGATTCAGCCACAAATACAAAAAATTGAGGTAGAAAATGTAACATTAGATCATATTGGTGAGATTATAGATACAGTTGATGTTGTAGCACATGCTACGCAAGGGATCGCATTGGTTACAGATATACACCTTATGGGTAATGATGTTGTTGAATATGTCATAGAGGTAGCAAAGAAACAAGGTGGAAGCAGTGCTCCCCATGGTGGAGCACGTTCATTCAACATACCATCGTCAGAAATAAGAGGTGTGCGGGACGTACTAAAGAAGATATATGAGCATGCCAGAGGATATCGAGGATATGCCAGGAAGAAAACAGAACTTGAAGAGAGTCTAATGAGGGTATAATGGCCATACTTGCACCAGCAGACCTACCATCGGTCTTGAAGGTTCGAAGCGAGCCGATGAAAAAGTATGTCCTATCAAAGCTTGCCTTCCCCGTAACCGAAGTAGAAATTACTGAGGATCAATGGGAAACGATTTTTCGGGTTGCTGGTGATTTTATTTCTGGTTATTTTCCGAGGGAACAAAAATTAGCATTATTTTGGACTACTCCATTGCAGTCCACATATCCGTTACCGGCTGACGCATATTGGGTACAGGAAGTATCTTGGGATCCAGTAACGACGAGAATAGACGATGTTTTCGGCGCTGAGAGCTTTTTGTTTAATATTGGTAATATTTCTGGTATTCAGAATATTCTTACCGATTATCATTTACTACAGTCGTATCGTAAGTTCTCTCAAAAAGTTCTTGGGACGGAAGGACACTGGGAAGTAATAGGTGAGGTAGAGGGGAATGTTGAGGGTGATTCACTCGATGCTAAAGATCAATTGATAAGGCTTTACCCAACACCTAAGGGGGCATTCCCCGTTGTAATTCTGTATATCCCGGTAGTCAATCATTTTCGGAGTCCTCAGGCCAGAGCAATTTGTTATGAGATGATGGAAGCTGAGGTAAAACATGCTGTGGGGATGGCTAGACGAAAGGTTGCCGGTATGCCTACACCTGATGGGGGCTCTATTAATTATGATGGCTCCGATTTGGTTCAAGAGGCAAATGCGGTCAAAGAGACAATTATAGAGAAAGCACTTAATTTAGGAGAGCCATATCCGGTTTTGATCTGGAATATATTATTGCCTATATTAATGTTTGGTGGTTCTCTGATCAAAGATATTATATGAAAATACCTACTAATTATAAAGCACAATTAGGTGAAGCAGCAGATTTTTTATTAGATAAAAGTTGGCTTGAGCGATATTATCCTGCTCTTTCTACCAGACAAATAGGTGCTCTTGTAGGATGTGGTAAAAAGGCTGTAGTTTCTGCATTAAAACGACACAATATACCTATAAATTACAGACCGCGTGATATTAAAAAATCTAATCTTGATAAATTTGTTCGTTCTGTATCAATAGAAGCGATTGGTAAATTAAACAACAAAGATTGGCTGTACGATGCTTATATAATTCAAAACAAATCTAGAACCGAGCTTGCTAGTGAGTTGGGTGTATCTTCTAAATGTGTTGGTGATTGGTTAAGAAAATTCGCTATAACTAAATCTAAGAAATTACGATTAGAGTGCTCTGCTCGCAGATATAAAGAATCTCAAGGTTTTGACATGTCTTCTGAACAAGCATGTAAGAAACGGATGCGGGGGAGACGTGGTTGTAGATTAGAAACTAAAAAAGGTGGTGCTTTTTGGTGTCATTCCAGTTGGGAAAAAGATGTAGCATTATTCCTCGATAACGATAATAGAGTTCTAACTTTTTCAAAAGATTCTATTAAGATCGAGTATCTTCATGATGAAAAGAAAAGGATTTATTATCCTGATTTCATGATAAAATTAGTTGATAAAATATTAATTGTCGAAGTGAAAGCTGCTAGGTTGCTGAATGATGATAGAGTACAGGCTAAACTAAGAGCTTTATATCAATATTGTGAAGCTATGTGCTTTGTTGCAATAGTGTTAACTGGCACAACATCAGTTGACCCAACAAAGATATTTGAGGAAGAATGAAAATGCCTACTAGATACCCTGTAGATATCGCACTACAATTAGAGGTCTTGCCCACCAACAAGATACTCGTGCCAGGGTGTGAACCTACATCAGCCTTATCATCTAATAAACTTTCAAGCTGGTTAGCACAACAGAATTGCGGTAGTGCTCTTGTTGATCTTGAGGAGGCCTTAGCCGCAATTCCTGGTTCATGGATAAAGTGGGGTAGTAACTGGGGTCGTGGGGCTATTCGTCAGAAATGGTTTGTATTGCCTGCAGTCGACGTTGATTGCCCTTGTGCCAGCAAACCAGATTACTATCAAATGCTCAGGGATCTAGCTAGTGAGGAATTGCCAGTAGAGGAAGATTATGATTCATGTGATATAATTGGGATGGGATATTGCCCATCACCAGACTTTGAAGATACAGAAGCCCCACCTCGTAGTCCTTATAAAGAAGAGGGTGAATTTCCGGCTGGTGTCGGTGTACTACCTCCTATTCCGCCATGGGGTATTAGTGGAACCTAATCCACATCTAGTGGGCTACCACACTTTGGACACGTCTGGTCTTCTGATTCTTTATAGTCTTTCTCTGTTCGCCATTTCATATTTCGAATAGCTTTTGCTGCTTTTTCACATTCTTTGGCGAGTAATTCTCTCCATGTTACAGTATAACCAGTAAATTCATCTGTTCCAAATACTTCTTCTAAGTCTTTGGTGAGTAGATCTTTCATCCAGTCTTGTAGTGATTTGATGGGATTATAATTCTCTGACCAGAAGTCATCTTGTTCCCATCCGCATTTGTGACAGTGTAAAAAGGCCATCTCGTTCTCCAAATCTACTATAGAGGAATTGATATGTCCGTACACAGATTTGCGATTGATACCGGTCAAGTTAGTCCTGCTTTATTTAGCTCTGCTTGGGAGAGTTTTAGATCTGATATTGATCAGCATCATACACCTATTGCTATTCATGATGAAGAAAGCCGGGATGTAAAACTGGCTAGAACGATGGCAGAGGAGATGATAAACGTAAGTGGTGCAGAGGTTAAGGTCTATACCAGGACTGAAAATGCTGATTATGATGCTGTATGGGATGAAGATCCAGATCCTACTTATTGGAATGCATTTACTATTAAGGCCTTTTTCAAGCCTGAACCGATTCAAGTGGAATTAGAGAAATGGGGTTTAGATACTAAGAATACTGCTGAAGTAGCATTTAGCCATATGAGCATCTATGATAAACTTGGAGATAGGATGCTTCGTAGTGGTGATGTGATTCAGTTACCATATAATGCAGCGATGATCAACCCAAGGAATTTTAGGGTGCTTAATGGTACTCCTACGGGTAATTTTCGCTATATCTGGCTATATTATACATGCCAGGTTGAGACCCTTACTGCTGATATTGCAGTGCGACCTGAAGATGATATGCCAACAGAGGAGCAAATCAAGACCGGTGGTCAGTATAGGGAAAGCATTTGATGGCTGATAAGGTAGAATGCGGGTCCCTTGGTGATCTTAGAAATAAGATTAGTAATGACCATGCAGCATTTTTCAATTTAATTGAGAAGGCTGCTGTTGGAGAAGTCACTAAAACTGTACCAAGTGCTGTGCGCAGAGAGACTGATTGGAAGGAGAGGGAGAGAACCCATACTTACGAATTCAAATCGGAGGAGGATAGGGCGAAAGTTGTAGCACGATTGAAAGAACTCGGACCACCATTTGCACTTATTGAGTTAGTGAAGGCAAGTTAATGCCAGTATATGATTTTGATGCTGACTTCTCAGTCAGGGGTGAGAAACTTCGAACACCGCCTACGGAGGTACCGTTTGGGCTTGGTGAAGTCCCTGCAGTCAGGCAGCTTAGTCATGTCGAGGGCGGTAGAAATCCGTTTGATGGTACTGATTTTCTATCCTATCCTGAACATTTAGAGGAATTCTTAATTCCTGGGTTTAGGTCGCTAGACTATGCTATGAAGCAATATTGGTCTGGTATAAGAGTGCCTACTAAAGACAATTATCGTTTTATGCGGGTGAAAGTTGCTGGTGGCGATAAGAGCCTTATGATTTGGGCTGATGAGCTGAAAGAGGGTAGGGCTAGGTTGCCTGTGGCGGCGGTAAGCCGTGAGAGCCATGAATTCAATCCAGAGAAGTATAGTCCTCCATATGGTGCTATGACCGGGAGATATTTGAGCAAGCAATATGATCAGATTGCTTTAGTGTTTCGGCCTACTCCGTGGCTTGTTGAGTATAATTTGATAATTTGGGCAGAACGTAAGAGGGATGCAGAGTATATATTATATCAAGTGCTAACACGTTTTAATCCGCTTGCTGAGTTCATTATGTTCGATGGCA